TTGTCTCCACCTTGTGGACTTTCGAGACCGTGAAGATATAATACTCGCTTTTTCATAACTCTCATTTACGGTGTAAATGTACGAAGACCCTTTCGGGTCTCCAAATTTTTAATAAGTTTTAGTTAAATCGTCTCCTTCGTTTTTTCGTTTTTTACGAATTAAATTTCTACGCCAGGCTGAAATTGATGGGTCTTTAAGCATAGCTTCTTCTTTAGCTTTCAATTCTTCTTCACTTAATTTACCATCTTTATTTAAATCGAATTCGTCGTATTCTTCTTTTACATACCCATTATCAAATGCTGTTTGGTCTCCTAAAATATCAAGTTCTTCATCCCATTCTTCATCTTCTAAACCATCATTTAAAGTAGAATCCCAATCTTTTAATTCATCTTCGGTGGAGATATCAGAACCCTCATCATCAGAGATTGGGATTTTTTCTCCATAAAGATTTTTTTTATATTTTTTACGAATTTGTTCAAAAGCAAAGTTAGCAGCAATTACAAGAGCAATAGCTAAAGGATCAAATACAAATATAATAGTTAAAAGTAAATAATTAATAATTTTATCCATTGGAATTCCAGTTAAACCTGAAAGATACTTAAGGGGGCCTAGTTCTCCTGCTAGATCATTACCTGTTTGGATTTCTACTATTTCAGTCTCATAATCAAATAATTGAGTATTTAAACCATCTATTTTAGTATTTAGTTCAGTTTGTCTTTCAATTGCTTGATCTAATTGTCTTTCTAATGCTTTACGAGTTGAACTAGAGGTTGTTGTTATAATCTCACCGGTTTCTCTGTCTTTATACTGTATAACATTATTTGCTAAGCCAGCTTGCAAATCAGCTACTGCCCCGTTAATGGTGCTTTTTTCCGCATTATATACCGCTAACTGGTCCCTAACATTATCTCGTTTAGTTTCTACTAAAGCTATTTGGGCATCAATATTACCTGCTTTATTAGCTGTTTCTTGATAAGCTGCTGATAAGAAACCATAAATACCCATACTAGTAATTAATACTAAAACAATAGTTGCTGTAGTTAGATAAATTTTTAATCCCCGAGGTAAAGTTTTACGGTATTGGTATAATAAAGAAGCAATAACTAATTTAGCTACTTCTAAAGATGCTGCCATAATAATAACAGCAAATGCTGCTCCAGCAAAGAGTTTGCTAAGGCCACTAACTGAATAGAAAGCGGCCGAAGCAGACACTGACAGGGCAGAGGTTGCGATTAAAAAGGGAAATATCCTTTCTTGTATTTTTTTAAGCATATATTTTAATTTATATGACGTAACAAATTAAAAAAATTAATTTGGGAAAACAAATTTAGTTATAAATATTATTTGTTTTTATAGAAATGTTCTAAAATATCTTTTTCCAGCATATGATCCATTACAAAATTTCCATCATATGTAATACTAGTAAAGGTTCCATTATTTTCTTCGGTTATTTCAATTACATAATCTACTTCTTTGTATGTAATTTTATAATCTTCACTACGTCTTATTAATTTGATGCTTTGATGTTCATTAGTTCTTTTAGCAACTTCTTTCCCACTTAAGTCAGGAACATTTAAAAGTTGAGTTACACATTTAGCATAATTTGTTTTAAGAGTATCAACAAAGAAGATATCTTTCATTTTACTCATCAAATATAACCTTTGATTTTTATCTAAACCCCCAGCTTTAAAATCACCCGTGTATTGAACAATAGGTAAAGATAATAAAGCATCTTGAGTTTTTTCTGTAAGTTTTTTGAAATTTATTTTTGAGGTAATTTCGTAAGGATAACTAATATCTCTATCAAATGGAAAAGATAGAATATCATAAAAAGTATAAACACCAACTTTTTCTTCTATCTTACTTATCATTATTTATTCTTTTTCAGATGCATATTTTACACCCATAATAGTACCAACTATCGAGAAAGCATTAGTTAATAAAATACCAAACATATTAGACCAAGTACTTCCTATAATCTGAGTATCTTGGCCGGACATAAGAGCAATACCGTACATAACAGTTGTAATGATTCCTACTCCAATTATTACAATTAAAGCTACTCTTACAATAGTACCTATTAACTCAAATTGGGATCTTTTTTGCATTAGTTCTAAATCTTCTAATGCTTGTTCTTTACCTTTTTCAGCTTCATCTCTTAGTTTTTCAGCTTCCCACTCAGCATTTTTTGCTTCTTCTAATGCTGTTTGAAGCTCTTCCATAAGAGCATCATTTTCTTCTTGTTTAGCAACTAATTCCTTATTTTGATTTTGAACTTGTTTAGTTACTGTCAATCGTTTTTTACGAGCAGTAGTGTCTTTTTCTTTACAGATATCAAGATATTTTTGGAATTCAGTATCCCCCTCTTCTGCTTTAAGAACTTTTAAAATATTACCTTCTAAATATATTCTTTTTTTCTTAGCAAGAGTTAATAATACATCTTTTACTTCTTTTGTAACCTCCATTTGTGTTTATTTTTTAGAATCTTGAAGCGCAATATTTTTAAAGCGTAAATCAAAATTTTCTTTTTGTAACTGTTCAATTTTATGTTCTAAATCCTCTCTATACATTTTAGAGACATCTGTTTCTTTTACTTCAGATTTTTTAGATTCTATTTTTTGAGTAATTCTTCTAATGTTGCTTAGAGCACTAATAGCAATTACAACCCAACCCCAATTCATAGGAGTAGAAGGAGCATCTGTAAAAAAGTGTATTAGTACAAAAACAATAGCAATAACTCCATACCCATAGGCAAATTTTCTTCTTGTTTTTAAACTTTTATAGACAACTGAGTATAGGGCTCCAAAACCTACTATAATGCTAATAATAGCTAAATACCAAAATTTAGGAAAAAATTCAGCTTCTAATACCATAGGAGCAAATATAAACCAGATTAATCCCTGTAGAACCTCAGTAGGTTCAGAATCATGGTAGGTTAATATATGTCCTAGTTTTTTTATCATTTGTATACTTTAAATGGATTTGTTTTATTTACATATCCCTCATAGTCATTCATAAAATCTTCTAAGCGAGGTTCAATATCATCTGATTTAATAATCCAGAATTGTGCACCTGCTTTTTTAGCTTTTTCAATTTCTTGGTGGTCATCTGAGGAAGAAATGATACCAATCACACAGCCATTACCATATTCATGGTTAATTTTATGTACCATTTCAATTCCATTAAATGAGGAGCCAATAATATTTAAATCAACAAACACACATTCAGGGCGTTCGTGATTAGGGTCATCTGGGAACCAAGCTTTAAATAGCTTATCGGCTTCATCACTAGAATTTAATGCTTCTAATGAAAGGGTTATATCTAGAATACTACATGCATCTTCGAAGACCAAGTGGAATAGGTCTTCATCATCTATTAACATGATTGAGTTTATCATCTTATTTATTTTATTTTAATTCTTAATTTTGTACCTGGGTTAATTTTTTCTGCTGTTATGCTAAACCCGTGTTCACGGAGTATGGCTATACATATGTTTAGTCCTAATCCGGAGCCACTTTCTTTTTGGTCTTTTTTCCTAGTATAAGGTTTAGCTAAATCAACAAATTCTTGTTGAGTTATACCTCTTCCGTTGTCTTGAACAACTAAGGTACTGTCGTTTTCCATAAAAATCATTACAGATTTAGTAGAACTATCGTTATACTTTAATCCGTTTCGGATAAGATTATCAATGGCGGTACAAAATAAAGGTTCATTAACATCAATTATAGGTAAACGGTCAATAACAACTTGTTTTGTATATGATGTAGATGATAAATAATCTGCGAGTATTTCTTTTAGATTATGAGGTTTTTTATCTAGTTGAACTTCTTCTTTAACTAAGTTAGTAAACTCTTTAACTCCAGAATATACTTTTTGAGTGTGTTTTAATCCTTCCTCTAACATTTTTAGAGGTGAAGTAATTTTTAATTCTTTAATCTGTTTTTCAGATAATCTTCTTTTAAGAGATGTTAATCCTCTAGGCATATAGGTATTAATACCTGAGTGCATATCGTGTCTTAGGATTTTTGCTGCGTGTTCTAGGTAAGAATTCTTTTGATTTACTACAATTTCAGCTTCATGTTGGGTAGTAATATCTGTTGCTATTTTTAGAACCCTAGTGTATCGTCCATTTTTATCTTGAATAGGAGTATAATTTCCAAATAACCAAACAGACTTTCCATCTTTTCTTACACGTTCAAACTCACCAACAACACTTTCGCCTCGTTTTAATGTTTCCCAAAATTCAACATACTCTTTACTTTTAGCATAGTCTTTAGGAACCATTCTTGAATGGGGTTGATTTTTTAATTCTTTTTCTTTACACCCCATTGTAGAACAAAATTTATCATTTGCTTCTAAAACATAACCCTCCATATCTAACATTACAACTAAGTTAGATTTATCGATAGCTTTTAATTGTAAATCAATATTAGCTTCTTTTATATTAATATTACTAATAAATTCTTGCATTACCTTAAAGAAAGGAGGCATAAAGAATACAACACACCCCCAACCAAATTTAGCTAGGAAAAGTGTAGGTTCGCATAAACCAAATACAATACAGGTCTGTACCACAAAGAATGTCATCATGATAACTAAAGCAACTCCTAAAGATATTTTAGAGTTTAGTGATAGACCTGAAAGTGCTTTCATTTATAAATCTGCTTTTCTAAAACCACATTTAGCAAAAAACCATTTGCTAGGACAAAATCCTGTCCATACCCCTACGTTCAACATAAATGTTACAAAAATTACTATACCCCAAGACTGTGTAAAATATCCTGTAAGTAATACAAGTGACATTAAAAGATACACCATACGTGTATCGGTAATACTGTTTAATAATTCTTTCATACTCTATCGCCTTTATGTTTATCGATTTTATCTAAAATAATGTTTAATAACTCATTTTTGATAAAACCTGCCATAGAAGCGTTCTTAAGAGCAGACATTAATTGAAAAACTATAAATGGGGTGATAACTGTTTCACTTAACCAACTTGTACCAGCAAAACCTTTTTCAATCATTAGAATTGCTGTGAGGATTATTTCCCAAGTTACTAATGATTTTAATACTTTAAGAGCTTTATATGTTTTGAATCCTTCCCTTTTAACTCCAGCTATAACACCGAAAAATCCATCTAACAATAATACAGCTGCTACAGCCAAAAACTGTTCAGCATTCGCCATTGTTAATTCCATAAAATAGGAACAAATAAATCCTATTGATGCTGCTCCAGCTACTGTTACTTTCATGTATGTCGATTTGATCATCTTTAGTGTAGGGTTATAGTTTGTATAAAAGCAACTTTAATACGAATCCATAATCTTTGTTTCCAAGATAATGATTTAAATTCTTCTGTTTTATAAATATCTTCTAACTCTTTCATTACAAACTTACTAGCATGTCCATCAACTCTTGTTGTGGGAACATATCTACTTTATCTTTTCTTGTATTAGTGTGAGTCCAAAGGCCTTTTACTCTTCCGTAATAAGCATCTTCGTTCCATTCAAAGGCATCTGCACCTTTTTCTTTAATTAAAGCAGGTAAACCGGCTCTAACATCAATATTATCTCTTTCAGCAATCCATAAAATCCACTTATGTAAAGCTTCAATTTGAGCATCTGAGTAACGATGCCATAATTTGTGTCCTCTAAATTCTTTTGATAATTCTACAATCTGTGAATCTGCGACTGTAGTACCTGCATAGGTTTTACCATTTACAACATAACCAAAATTACATACTTCAATACCAACTGAATTTACATGCATTTTTTGGGAACCATTTTTACCTAAATGCCAACCATAATCTCCATGTGGGAATGCTTGTACCATTTCTCCATCGTACTTATCATCATTTCCTTTTACGGAAGGACCTCCTAATACGAATTCTGTAGCTACTGCACCTCTTGAATCTCTACCCCAATTATCAATTGTTTTGTATGGGTTGTGCCAACCTGCTGTGTGGTGTAAGAATAACCATTCAGCATTGATCGGACCTTGTTTATATTCACCTACTGGAAGGAAGTGTCTATGGATTACTAAACCGTTATCTGTTGTATAAATTTTTTCAGAAGCATCTGTAGTGGCTAATCCCATAGCATCCCAAGTTTTAGGACCTACAATACCATCGGCAACTAAACCATTATTAGCTTGCCATTTTTGAACTACAGCTTTAGTACCCATTCCAAAGATACCATCTGCATCAATTTCTAGAAACTCTTGTAGTTCTTTAACTTCTTTACCTCGTGAACCTACTTTTAGTAACATAATTATTCTCCTTTTTTCGTAAATATTTTTGTAATACCATCAATACCAAATGAACCTAATGTGATGATCACAAAAGAGTTAAATACAGTATCGGTAATTACTAATTCCTTGCCTAAAATACCTGTGATTACGTCTGCGGCAGCAAAAAGCACCATTACAGCGAATGAAGCAAACCCAACGATATTTTTTTCGTTTAGGTCATTACTGTCTTTGAATATATCTCTAAATGCCATAATTTTGTTTTTAATAAAATTCATCAGGGAAACTATTAGGTGAAACGTTTTATTATAAATACAAAAAAAGGGATGCTATTGCATCCCCTTTTCTAAAAAAACATATATTTTTTTCTTACTTACTTAGTAAACCTTTTACCCAAGATTTTAATAAATCCCAATTTCGCGTGGCAAACACACCAAATGCGAATCCTGCGTAAATTTTGTAGCCAAAAGCCCAAAGTACTAGACCTACAATAAGACCTAAAACTCCTTCAATTCCATTACCTACAATCCAAGCTTTAACTGAATTGTAAAGTTTTTTAATTAAACTAATTTTTTCAACTACTTCTACTTTAACGGTTTTTTTACGTGCCATAATTTATATTAATTTGGTTAATGCGATTATAAATATAGTTACCCGTCGCAAGATACACAATCTACAGTTCTTGAACCGAGATCACCTTTAATTACTGAATCAGTGCGTAAGTAATATAATGTTTTTACTCCTAATTTCCATGCTTCCATATGTACCTGGTTAATCCATTTTGGTGAATCAGTAGGGGCAAATGCTAAATTAAGTGATTGGGTTTGATCAATATATTTTTGTCTAACTGCTGCTTGTTGTACTAATCCTAACTGATTAATTTCAGCAAAAGTTAAAAATACTTCTTTTTCCTCTTCACTTAACACTTCATGGGGAAGATTTATTACAGAACCCCCATCAGCAAGAATTTGATCCCATACTTTATTAGTGTTATGTCCTTTTTCAATTAGAATTTTTTCTAATTCAGGATTTTTAACAATAAAAGTACCTTTAGCACCATTAAACGTGTAAATATTAGCTGGTTGTGGTTCAATTCCTGCTGAACAAGAATTAATTCTAGAATTTGATACAGTAGGAGCAATAGCTAATAAGTGTGTATTTCTCATACCTGTACCTCTACACCAAAGTGGCTCACCATATTCTTCGGCTAATTTACGTGATGCTGCTTCTGCTTTGGTTTTAATATCACTAAAAATTGTGTGAGTCCAAGCTGTAGATGAAATAGAATTAAATGGTAATCCTTTTTGTTGAAGGAATGTATGCCAACCCATTACACCTAAACCTAGTGCTCTACCTTTTTTGGCATGTCTATGAGTACGAACCATTGATTCTTTACCATTAGTTTTTTCAATGAATTCTTCCATTACACCATCAAGGAAATAGATTGCAGTTTCAACTACATCTGTATTTTTCCATTCATCATATTTAGCTAAGTTAAGTGAAGATAAACAACAAATAAAACTGTGTTCTTCGTCTGTGTGAAGTGTAATTTCTGTACAAATATTAGTCATGCTTACATCAAGGTTATTCATCATGTAAGCTAAAGGATTTGCTTTATTAACATTATCCTTAAACATAATATACGGTTCTCCAGTTTCTACACGCGATTTAAGAATCTCAAGCCATAACTTCATTGCCTCAGGATCTCTATCGTTTAATCTACGCATAAATGCATCATCAACAACAGCACATTGGTGTAGGTTTAAACATTGTCTATTTGGATCCCCCTTAGGTCTACGAATTTGCATAAATTCTTCGATATCAGGGTGATTAATATCTAAGTTTACTGATGCTGCCCCACGTCTTACTGAACCTTGATTAGTTGCAATAATAGTTGAGTCATAAATTTTAGCCCAAGGTACTACTCCTTCTGATTTGCCGTTTCCTCTAATTGGTTCTCCTCTACCGCGAATTTTTGATAAAGAGATACCAACTCCTCCGCCATAGGACGTGAGTCGCATAAGTTCAGCATTTGTAAGACCAATTCCCCTAACAGAATCGGGGGTATCAATGCCAAAGCAAGAAATAGGCAAACCACGATCGGTCCCAGTATTACTAAGAACAGGACTTGCCAAACCAATCCATCCATTCCAAATGTATTTATAAAATTTATTCTCTAAATCTGGGCGGTTTAACCTCATAGCAATAGCATGAGCAACTCTTCTATATGCTTTTTTAGGTGTTTCACCAGGTAAAAGATATCCTTTTGAAATAGTTGATAAAGCTACTTCATCAAAAAATTCAGGGTAATCTTTACCTCTTTCCCATTGTTTATAATCTGCTACTAAATTATTATCCATTATTTTTTATTTAAAAAATTGATTCATCCCATTCCATGTGTCCTTTAGAGTAATTAGTTACTCTATTAGCAAAGAAATCTGTGTGTTGTTTTCCTGCTGAAAGGTGATCAAACCATTTCATTCTATTTACTGCAGTCATATCAACATCAGATACAATAGGTTTGTAACCTAAATCTGCTAATTTAGTATTTACTCTATTTTTAATGAAATGTTGTAAATCATATTTGTTACAACCTTCTAAATCTCCTAATTCATATACTTTATCAATAAAATCTAACTCAAGTTTTAATGAAAGTAAAGCTGCTTCGTTTATTGCTGCTTCAAGTTCTGGTGTCTTGAGTTCAGGATTTTCCTCGATAAGTGTTCTAAATAACCAACATCCTGCATCTGAATGCATTGATTCGTCTCTAATAGACCATTCAACAATTTGACCCACTCCTTTAAGCTTGTTTCGCATCTTAAAAGATAAGAGAACGGCGAAGGAAGAGAATAAATTAACTCCCTCGGTAAATGCTGAGAATATAGCGAGTGATTTAGCAATTTCGTGCCAATCTTTCTCACCATTAAAACTATCCCTAACAGACATAAGGTTTTCAATTTTAGCCATCGTAGCTTCATCTTCCATAAATTCGGCAAAGTTATCAAGTCCAAGTTCTTCATTTAAAAGTGAATATGCTTCAGCGTGGATTGTTTCAAATGCGCCGAAAGTAGTAGCCATCATTATAACTTCTGGTTTTCTAAACCATTTTGTTACCAATCCTGACCAATAATCATTAACAATAGTTTCGGTTTGGGCAAATCCCTTGAGGATAGATCCAATAATATTTTTTTCAGTTTCAGTTAAATTCTGTTTCCAGTCATTAACATCACTCATCATAGGCACTTCGGTATGTAACCAGTGTGCTTGTTGTTGTTTCATCCAATACTCGTGAGCTTTTGGATATTCAAAAGGTTTGTAAACAATACGTTCTTGCAATAAAGATTTTTTCTTTGCCATTTAATTTTTGTTATAAAAAGTTAGGAATTTAGTTCGAAAAACTTGTTTTTTAACATTTGTTTATCAAACGTATCAAAATTATCATAACTATTAGAGTTAGGATTAGTAGTCTCAGCTTCGAACTCTTCATCTGGATCGTAATCATGAACTTCGAAATGGCCTGTAGATGTATCGGCTTTTACACCAAAGGTTAAACCATCCATTCCGTATCTGTTCTTCATAATATGAAATCTACCTGTTCCGTTAACTTTATCTTTTCGTTTTCTTGAGAGGGAAATACATACATCAGTGATCATAATTTTATCATACGACCCTGCAGCTTTATCTCCTTCTACAATATCATCTTTTGCACCTGCACGGTTTACTTGAGAAACACTCCAAACAGGAATATTTAATTCTCGAGCAAGCCCTTTAGTGCTAGTATAAATATCATCTATTTCTCCTTTACGGTCCGCAGTACGTTTTCTTGTTGAAAGAAGATCAACATAGTCAATAATAATTAAATCAGGCTTAATACCTAAGTCAGTTACTTTTTTAATATGAGATTCAATCGTGTTAATTGTTGCTTTACCTGTTGGAAACTCTTTGATAATAAGTTGACCAGGTAATTCAGGTACAATTTCTTCAATTTTACTTCGGTTTTGAGTAATACGATCTACTGGGATTTTAGAGAAGAAAGCATCATAACGACGACCTACATACGATTCACCTAATTCAAGTGTGTAATGTAATACATTAAAACCTAATCTTACAGCATATCCCCCTAATGCAATTAAAGACCACGATTTACCACCTCCTGGATTACCAAATATGAGACCAAAATCTCCATTTCCCAATCCGCCTTGTAACAGGTCATTGATTCGTTCCCAAGGAGTCGGTATAACTGTTCTGTGATCTTCTCTATAGCGTGATTCAACATCTTTATTATATTCATGTCCAACATTTTTATCTTGTCCAGCTTTTAAAGCATTTTCAACCATTGATTTAATTGAATCATAATCACCAGCTTTTAACAAATCAACACTACTTAAAAGTGCTTGTTTTAATTGTTGGTTTTTACAAAATGTTGAAAATTCTTCCCTTACATATTCTAAATCTTCATCTGAGGCCTCATATGCTTCTCTAAGTTGTTCTCGAATTGAAACTTTAAGTACCTCATTTGTTACCTTCTTTAATTCTACTTTTAGAATATCCATTGAAGGTGTAGTATGATACTTATCGTAATATTTTAGGATTTCTTTTATAATCCATTTATGTGCTTGGTTATCCCAGTATTCCTCACTAATAATATCATGAATGTTTGTTAAAAACTCTTTATGAGTTAATAATGCTGATATTACTTTTATTTGGAATGCTGTACCATATTGATTTAAATTTACTAGTGTCATTTATTATAACTTAATTTTTCAAAAACATCTTTTATCCAAAACTCTAAATTCCTGATCATCCCACCTAACTTATCTTCGTTATAGAATGATATGAACTGGTCAGGAATATAATTTAATTCTTTAGATTTAACAACCTGATTTAGATAATTTTTATCATTTTCATCTAACATAGGATTTGATAAATCCATAATTTTATAATTTTTCTCTAATGAATCAATATCTTGAATAATTCGAGCATAAATTACGTGTTCTTTGAATTTACCTTCACAAATGTTATAAACATCATCTAACGTTAAATCTCTTTCCTGTAATTCAGGAAATAATTTATATAACTTTTTTTCACCTAAACCTTTAACACCTTTAACTTTATCAGAATTATCACCCATAAGTGTTTTATAAATGATAAAATTAGAAGGAGACATATTAAACTTTTCTTTAACTGTATCTTCTGTATAGAATTCTTTCTCCATAGGTCTATACACAATTACATTTTTATTTACTAATTGTATAAAATCCTTATCTGAAGAAACGATAAATACTTTATCTTTTTCTTGTTCAGGTAATACAGTACACAAATGAGCAATAATATCGTCTGCTTCTACTTTATCTATAGATACAGTCTTAACAGGTAAAGTTTTTAGATATTGAATAATACGAACAATTTGATCTACTTTAGCATCATCTTCGTCTTCATGAGTATCAAATACTTCCCAATTAGTGATACGTTGTAGGTTTCTGCCTGATTTGTATTCGGGGAGCAGGTTTTTACGGTTATTAGCCGAACCTGCTCCATCGAATACTACATAAACACTAGTTGGATCAATTTGACGTATTAGAGCACCCAGTGAACGGAAGAATCCACCTAACCCCCCGACATGAACACCATCAGGGTTTACCATATTAAGCATTGCAAAGTTTCTAAAGAATAAATTTAAACCATCTATCATTAATATTCTTTGTCCTTCTACAGTCTCTTCGCCTTGCTCGTCAAGGTTATCAAGGAGCTTAAGTAAATCTTTCTTTTTCATATGTTATTCTGGTTCGTTAGAGTAGGATGTAATGTCTGTATACTCCTGGTCTTCTTCAGCAATAATAAAATCACCGCCACCTAAAATTGATTTCCAAGCATCTGCTTGATCATCTTTATAAGCTTTTAATGCTTTATCATTATCTAAAATAAACCCGTGAGGAGTCATTACAATCTTACCTCTTGTTGTAACACCATTAATATGGTTTTTATCAATCTGAATGTTTACACGTTTGGCAAATTCTACCTGTTTACCATCTTTAATTGCTTTAATTTTAGATGTACCTGCAGACATTACATTACCAAAGGTTACAACAAATGTTGAATCAAACCACATAGCGTATCCTCCCTTATTCATCAACTTGGGTTGCCCCATTGGAGATTCCGGTTTTAGAGTCCATACCTTATTAATACACACAAGGGTATTGGTATATGGACTACTTTCCTTACGAGACAATACAATACGCTGATTTACGTTGTTACCAAATTGGGTTGACATAGCACCTGCATTCCATTCATTATTGTTCTTATTTGATTTAAGAGACATTTCACAAGGAACAGAACCGATTGAATCCCACAAGAAAAGCAAATCATAAGGTAAATTACCTTTTTTCTGCTCATCAATAAGATCCAAAATAAAACCAGCTACGTCTTCAATTGAATTAATACTTTCACGGTCAGTGTAGATAAATTGACCATTGTAATCTAGGATTTCTCCTGTTTCTTCATCTACAACTTCATTAACCTCAAGTCCCATTTGAACGGCATGTTCCCAGTTCCATTTCATCTCAGTGATAATGAATACTGGTAGAATGCCTCGCTTCTGGGCTGATACAGCTGCCTCTAGTAAGGCAGTAGTTTTACCTGTATCAGAATGCCCACGAAGCAATACAATATGACCTTGAGGAATACCTGGTACCGAAGTAACTTCTTGGTATGCTTCCGAAAGTGGAATCCAGGTTTGCTCTTTAAATTTAGCTTTTGATGTAAGCCCCTTCTTATTCTTAAAGCTATCTAAATTGAAGTTTGCTTTAATTTCAGAGGAGACCGCCTCCGATAGAGACTTTTTAGTTTTTCCTCTTGGCATATTGTTTTAATTAAAATGGTAAGTCGTCATCTTCTTCTCCAAACAAATCATCAAACTGTTCTGTTTTTGTTTTTTTCGGAGCTGTTGAAAGACTATAATTTGATTTAGGAGATTCTTTAACATCAGAATCGAAATCTTCAGCAGGTTCAGAAATAATATCACCTTCTTCTTCAGAATCTTCAGGTGACAACCATTCTTGAAGTGCTTCTTTCATCTCATCATAAGAAAGTGGTTTAAATACTTTCATAGGATCAGCTTGATTTTCTAGCAATGATTGAACTGTGTCTTCACTATCAGCAAGTGCAGATGTTTTTAATGAAGGACCAATTGAGGTTTTGTTATAAGGAGTACCTGTAACTTCAGGACCTACGGTTGTTAATTTAATATCACGACCCTGAGCAATATCAGTAAAATCACCAATTTCCTCGTCAGCAGCCATATTTAAGAACTCTTGGTAAACCTCTTTACCAAACTGCCATAATTTAACACCTTCGTCTTCTTGACCACGAACTACGATAGGAGCAAAAATACGAACTTTAGCATCAAGCTTTTTAGCCAAACGCCAATTTTCTTTATCGTTTGTACCACGAAGTTGTTTTGCAAACTCCATAATAGGATCTTTATCACCCCAGTTTGCAGGTGAAGCCATTACACGCTTACTACCAATACCGTAGTAAAACATCATTTCCGAGAATGGGTTTGCTTTGTTATACTTAGAAGGAACAACACGAATAAGTTGTTTACCGACCGAAGGTTTCCAGAAGAGGTTTTTATTACCTCCACCACTGTTGTTTGATTGCTTGTTCAGTGAGTCCAAGCGCTTTTTGATTACGTCTAAATCCATAATGTAACTAATTTTTAATGTAACTAAATATAATAACCTTTGGTATGGACACCAAATTAAAGTTCAATAATTTTGAATATTTTTGTTTTTAATTGCTTTAATTCATCGTGCTGAGTTAACAAAATAGTATTTCTATAATGTTGCCACTCAATTGGAAAACGAGTATCAACCACACCACCATTTAGGCGCTTGATTAACTCATTTAAAGCATTGATTGTATAAAGT